CTAGGGAGCTACCATACACAACCCTAGTCATTTTACCGAACTATAAAATTCCCAATTTTTGACGCTTAGTTCTCATTTCACTTCTAGTCACTTTATATTTATCGCATATGTCACCAATTGTCATACCCATTTTGCGACATTCTTCGAACTCTTCTTTCGTCATTTTAAAACTAATATTACTTTCCGTTATTCCCCAATGTTTTCTTAAATAATTTAACGCTCTATATGTTATTCCAAAAATTGCTCTTATTTCCGAATCCGTTTTCGTTTTCATTAACTCAATATAATTTTCTTTAGTAACTTCCATTTTCTTTCCCTCCTCATGGTGGTAACAAACTTATCATAATTGCAACCCCAACCACAAACATTATCTTACAACAAAACTCAATCATAATTTAACACTTTCAAACCGTCAATAATCACCTTCGAATTTTCAATATGAATTGTCCCTCTCACTTCAACATTAATTATCGCACTATTTTTACCAACTAAAAATCTTATCAAAAACATTCTAATTTTCCACATCATCTTCACCCCTCCACACAACTCCATAATAAAACCCCAAAATACAACCAAAACAACAAGCTAATACCTAACCCAATTAAACAACCTTTAAAGAACTTCATTCTTCTTTTCTCATTCCCCATACTTTCATACGTAACTTTTGATATTTTTCAAATTCCATTTTATATTCTTCTTTCATACTACCACTATTTGACCACTTCCACATATCATGTAAGTTTTGTTTTCTATTATCAATAGCGTCTAACAATAATCTTATTTCTTCATTAGTTATAGTCATTCCCCAATCTCCCCTTTCCTTCTCCAAGGATACCGTCTCCCCGTCCTCTCAGCTTTACTATAATTATACATATCTCCCAATCTCCCCCATTTCTTCCTCATATGATACAAGCTACTTCGATCTAACCTATAAGCTTCACAAATTTGTGTCAAAGTATGTCCATTCTTTCTCGCTCTAACATATTGTTGTTCGGTAATACTACCAACCTTATAAATATGTTTTAATCCCCAATCTTTCCTAAGTCTAGCAATTTTAGGTTTACTACTATTATAAAGCTTTGCAATTTTTTCATCTGTCATTCCATCTAAACGGTGTTCGATATATTTCTCAACAGTCAAACCAATATCTATATACATTTTAGAATCTTTTCCTTTTGGTTTTTCAAACTTCTTTTTCTTCTCTGCTTTTTCTTCTTCAATTAACCCGTCTTTATTGCTGTCTTCGATCATTGCGAACATGTCACGAACAGCTCTCATATTTGGTTTTTCTTTTCTTAACTCACCATGTATCTTTTTACGAATTGAATTTTTATATTCTTTTGTCATCATTGAAATAACCCCACTCATTTCAAAAATTTTTTATGTCACTTTTTTCTCGTAGAGTGCAGTATTTATCATTCGATTTCTAACCCTTCAATAACCTTATAAGCTTTTCGCTGTAACTCGTATCCTTCGTCATAAATTTCATCAATCACTTTTCTAATAGCTGACCTTAATCTATAATCATTAGGCATTTTTATTTGATTATCGCTTTGTTGAGATAAAAACCAATCTTCCATCCCTTCAGCTATTTTAATTATCTTTTCGCTTTTTACAATTGCTTCAGTAACCTTCATATCTCTACCTCCTTATTACACTCTTTGTGTCAAATGTTCACTAACAGATAAAATAAAAACCCCTCATTATTGAATCCGTTAGGACTTTTCAGAGGGGTCTAAAACAGTTGTAAAGAAATTCATAATTTTATTGCAAAGAGTAACTAACTCTCAAAGGGTGGGGAGGAACTCAATCCTAGTAGACCCCCATCAACCATACAATATAGGAATTAGAATACCTTACTTTTTCAGTATACTATAACTCCCATATATTAACAATAGTTAAATTTGTTCCCCTTCAAAACCTGTTACAAAATACCCTCTTTTTGGTTTATATGTAATTAATGATCTTGCAACATCTGTCATACTGTCAAGGATAAACATCTCTTTCATTTGTTTACCCTTATCATTTGAACTAAATATATACAACCTGTATACACTCATAAAAGAACAACTCTTACAATTAAGTTTAATGAAACTTCTAATATATGATACGTGTTGTTTCCGTAAATCGTTTCAAAATCAGTTAATGAAATATCATCATGTACCTCTGTCCAAACGTTTTCACCATCTGTCAATTTCCATTTTAGTTTATAAGAATCGGGAAACATACTCATTTAATTTTCCTCCACTTTCATTAATTCTTGTATAAATATAAGTGCACCACAACCAATTAACATTCCTAATACGATACAAAACGCTTCTGCTTGAGTTATCATTTCATGTCCTCATTTCATTATTTTATTGTAAATACACTATCTATTAAAACTACCCCACCACTAACGTGCTTCGGTAGTAATTTTCCATTGCTAGAATATCCAACTTTAAACTGTTTAAATGCTAGCCTTTTCTTAACCTCACTAGGCATGTTTTCAAATGTCCATTTTACGATCTTATTATTCACTTTCATTTTTCGTGTTATAATCAAGTCTTTAATTTTGTCTGGCATACCAGCACATTTTACTTTTACCTTTGTTCCATTTTCTGTATACACTTCATTAATGTATGTTTTCTGTCTAATGTACTTTCCTTTTTTAAACGTACTTTCATGTGACCATTGGCCTAAATCATCACCTATTAATTCTTCAATTTGATGTGGTATTTCTTCACCCTTTAAATGAATCGAATCTGTATCACAATATATGATACGATCAAAACATTTTTGTGCTGTTGTAATCGTTGTATATCTTGCCCAACTAGTTATAAAGATTCCCATCGGGGTATAAACTGGGTCTTTAAATTCCTCAATTGTTAACCCTGTTTTTTCGTCTTTAGGAATTCGCAAACCTAGTGAACCATCATCTTTTAAATATGGTACTTTACCAGTTACTTCGGGGTTGCTTGCAAATTTTCCATACAATGAATTAAGCATTAACTTAGCTAGTAATCTGATTGCACCAGTGTTTTCAGATTTCACCTTTATCCAGTAATCAATGTATTCCTTAAAAATACCACTGACCTTATGAAATTTATACCCTTCATGAAACTCTAAACTATCTTCATCAATGTGATAATGTTCTTTGATAATTTCCCAATCAATATTGGTTACATATAAGTCAACAATTTCACCGTTAGAACTTTTTAAATACTCATTATCTTTGAATCTGTGAACACTGTTTTTAATTTGTATGGTTGGAATGTAACCCTCTTTTAGATCAAACATACATGTAATATGTTGTAACCATAAAGGACGTTTTTCGTCATACACATATTCACCTTCAAAATAAGTAGGTGCACCAAACGGTAAATCTCTCTTGTACATTTGCGATGGATAAAGACTTACTACATCGTATATCCTTCCACCTTCAATAACTTCATTTGCGAACCGATCATTTAACCAAGTAAACCCACCTCTATATGCTTTCCGAATATTCTTATCTAATTTAAGATCAAATACAGGGAAAAAGGCTTCAAATTGTCTTTTAGTCAATGTGTCTTTAAATCCTGCCAAAGCATCAGAACCGTTAGTCATTTTCGTTAAATCTTGACTAAACTGTATTTCTAAAGCATTTGCGATAATTTCAATATCGTGTTTAATATAAATGTGTTCTTCGGGTGTGATTACGTGTCCCACTGGTCTTTCTGCTGTATAATCAATATCACCCTTTAGTATTTCCATTTTAAAATCCTGTGCAATTTTCTTAACTGGAAAAGGTAGCTTTTTCAAACTATCATATAACACTGTATGTAGTTTCTTTGGTTTACCTTTTTTCGGTTGGGTGTAACCCCAACAAATGTCGATCATGTACCATTGACCCATTTTTGAGATAACAGATTTATACGTATTTGGTTTAGGTTCAGCACTGTAATGTATACCCTGTTTTTCTAACCAGTTTACGATAAATTCCCCATCAAATCGAAGATTGTGAAAATATAGATCAGCTTGCACAACTTTAGCCCATTCCATAAACTCATCAATACTTGTACCGATTCTGTAATTTGATGCATTCCCTATTTCCATCCATCCGTAAGCCCATACACGACAATCATCTAATTTTGTTGTCGTTTCAAAATCACAACTATACTTCTTCCTTGCCACCGTACCAACTCCCGATATTAAGAAGGGTTATACCAAACCCCCTTACCATGTATTAGGAAAATTTCTTAAACCATCATTGTAATGTCCTTCTTTATATCGTTCAATGTAATAGGCTAATTCTTCACCGTAATCTTCCGCAAGTTCTTTTGTATGTTCTGCTGTATAAACGAAGTCAAATTGCATACGTTCTTCACGCAAGTATAAATCGTAAAAGTCATTCAAATCCATTTCTAGTATTTGCGCCACTAACGGTTCTGCATCAGAGTTAAACACATCGTATAATTTTTCAATGTAATTTTCTCGCATGATTCGTATTCGATCATCATAGTATGTTGGACTTATTCGTTTTCGAGAGTTCTCTAGTCTTTCTTCAAATACTTTTCTTGATTGAATAGCGTCAAAATTGAATCTACCCATTACACCGAATTCGTCTTTAGGTTTTTTCAAATACACATTGTTAAGATTTACAGGTTCTTTCTTTCTTCTCTTTTCAGCGTTACGTCTGTCAATCTCTATGTTTCTCTTAATTTCGTTATATTCTTTTCCAGTTATGACTACACCATTTTTATTTTTCTTAAATTGATAGTTTGTATTAGAACGGTTCGTGAATGATTTAGCTTGTTCTACCCATGCGTTAAATGTTGCTCTTGTTACTTTATCAAGTTTAAAATCGGTTTTAATTTCACCACTTAAATCTCTATGGAAGTTTTTTTGAACACGATTAATTTTAGCTTTAACATTACGGTTTAAACGATCATATATTGCTATGTCATTTTTCGTTATTCTCATTAGTGGTTTATTTGCTTTTGTTTTCTTAAAACGTTGCTTCAACTTCTACACCCACCCCGAAACTTCACTACTCATCATTTTTCGCAAAGCATATTTGTGTAAATCTTCTTTATTGATTGGAAGACTTAATCTAGGATTGTTAACACCTTTCATTCTTGCGTAAAATCCTCTTTTTTCAATCGTGCAATAGAGTGTAATATCTGCAAGAATTTCCATATTCAGATATGAATTAACAACAATTTTCGCCATCTTTGACAAAAAATTAATACGATTTTGTTCGTATTCATTTAAGAATTTAGTTAAGTACAACTCACTAGAAAAATAAAACGTGACTTCACCATTTGAAGCCACGTATTTACTTTCCTTTAAGTTGTGATAAATGCCCCTTTTAGTTACTGGCATTTTAGATCACTCCTTTAGCCAATCATTTGAACTGTGATAATGTCACCGTTTTGACCTTTTTTCTTACCTACTTGAAGTTTAATATTTTCCCAGTTTTCGTCAGTTGGTTTACCGAATAAATCAAGCATACGTTTTACAGAGAAATATACCGTTTTAGAAGATGTTACAAACACTTCTTTACTAGGGTCAATTAAGTAAGTTAAAACACCAAATTCAGTAGCACCAGTAACTTCGTTAATACGATCATACTTACGGAAGATAACGTTAGCAACTTCAATTACGTTACCAACTTGAGATTTTAAACCATTACCGTTTTCTTCTCCACCTTCAAGTACGTTCATTAACCAAATTTTGTCAGCTCTTGATTCAGCAACGATTGAAGAATAATCTGTGAATTTTGCTTTGCGAACATGTTTACCGTCTTCAATTACTACCATATAATTTTCGTCTTCTCTTACAATTACTTGTCCTAATACTTCACCAGTTTGTGTGTTTACAGTCGCTAATTCGTTTGTCATTTTAATTTCCTCTTTTCATGTTTTTAGAATTTTTATATAAATAGTCGGGGCTTACACTCCCCAGTGTATGTTTAATGTAAGATGATACGGAATAGCCTTTGTACTGATTTCCGTTAAATTTAGTATGGTTAGTTAACGACCAACCACCCGAATGTCGATTGTTTTAATTCGATATAATATAGGTAAAATCAAACGTTGTTGAGACGTTGTTTACAATTTGTATACTAGCAATGTTTACAATCTGTATACTGCCAATGCAAGTGGTAAGGTGAGGGTGCACCTTTTTCTTATACTTGTACAGATACTTCTTTAACTTCTTCTTTTGGTTTAGCGATTGAAATAAAATCTTCTACAGCTAATTCATAAACTACTGTGTCGGGTTGAACTGATAAAACTGTAATGCCTTGTCCTAATTCTTTTGTAACTTGTTTTTGTGCTGTTTCATGTGAAATGTTTCCTAAAAGAATTTTGTCAGCAAGTACTTCAACAGTTGGAGCACCATTTTCAACTACCATTTTAGCTAACTTAACTGTTGTCTTTGTAACTTCTCTACTCATCATTTTACGCATTGTGTTTTCCTCTTTTCATAGATTAATATTTATGTAGTTATCGGGGTTAACTACTACCCAACAATAATTTGTTTCTAGTAGATCGGGAAGACCGTCATCAACTTCTATTGTTTGTTGATCGTGTTCCCTCTCTACATTTATAATTATATAACACTATTCTACAAAGTACAACCCTTTTTTTAAAAAAGTTCTACAAATATTTTAAACTATTTTTCTACCTTTCGACACCGTATAACTTTTATTCTACAAAACTACCAAAATGTACTACTATTCCTCATTTATAGCCTACACAAACTCTCTTAATCTGTCAATAATGGTATAATATAGAAGTAAGTTATTCGACTTACATAATAGAAGGAAAGGGGAATTTCGACAATGCCATTAACTAGAGAAGAACATGAGAATTTATTAAATGAGTTAAACAATCCCGAGTTAGACGTTGTAAGACGTACAGAAGTTTTACAATTAATGAGAACTGACTATGGAACGGTTTTAAGTGAAACTCAAGATACTCAAGCGTTACTACAAGAAAACCAAAAGATGATTCAAGATTTAACTCTAGCAAACTCTAAGCTATTCAGACAGATCGGAATCGAACAAGATAAAAGTCTTCAAAAACAAGAAGATGCAAAAACAAGAAGTGAAACAATTACGTTAGAATCTTTAAACGCTTAAAACTGAATATGAAAATTTCGTTCCTCGGAACACCAACTTATAAACAGAAAGAAGGAAAAAATTCATGGCACGTATTACCATTAGTAACGTTAAAACAACGTTAGGTATTTCCGACACTTACGACTTAGTAAATGCTATTCGTAACAGTGCTGGCGATACTTTCAAAAACTATGTACCTCTAGCAAATGCTGACAACGTTCAACAAGTTGGACAAGGTATCCTAGTTAACCAAACGATTCAAAATGAGTTCGTTGCTTCATTAATTGACCGTATTGCATTAGTAGTGGTTAAAGATGCTTCATTAAAAAATCCACTTGCTAAATTCAAAAAAGGTTCAATTACTGATGGACGTACAATTGAAGAGATTTACACAGACATTATCAAGGCTCAAAAATATGATGTTGCTGATGCTGAATCTACATTATTCAAAAGGGTTATGCCTAACGTTAAAACAATTTTCCATGATCGTAACCGTCAAGACGTTTACCCTCTTACATTACAAGATGCTTCATTAAGAAGTGCTTTCACTTCATGGGCAAACTTTGAAGGTTTAGTTTCTTCTATTATTAACTCAATCTATAATTCAGCAGAAGTTGATGAGTTTGAGTATATGAAACTATTAATCGAGAACTACTATGCTAAATCATTATTTAAAGTAGTTCCTGTTACAAAACCAAACACAGCTACAGCAACGACTGACTTAGTTCGTTCTTTACGTGCTCACGCTATGAAGATGACTCTTCCAATGGGTACACGTGATTACAACTCAATGAACGTTCGTGCAAAATCAGATATGAGTGATTTACATTTATTCATTGATGCTGATGTTATGGCTTCTATGGACGTTGATGTATTAGCAAAAGCATTTAACATGGATAGAACTTCATTCTTAGGAAACGTTACAGTAATTGATGATTTCAGTATTCAAGGTATTGAAGCTGTTTTAGTTGATCAGTCATTCTTCATGGTGTATGACAACTTACATCAACTAGAAACTGTACGTAACCAAAAAGGATTATATTGGAATTATTTTTACCATGTTTGGCAAACTCTTTCAGTTTCACGCTTTGCAAATGCGGTGGCTTTCGTGAGTGGTACAGTACCAGCAGTTACTCAAATTATTGTTGACCCTGTTATCTCTCAATTAAAACCGTCTACTACTTACCAATTTACAGCTGTAGTACGTGCAACTGATACAACTCCACGTACACCAACATGGACTGTATCTGGTACGAATGGAACAACTGTTCAAGCAGGAACTACAATTGATGCAACTGGTAAATTAACAGTAGCTTCTAACCAATCGGGCGAACTTTCTATTAAAGCAACACTTACTGGTGTAGGTATTGACTTAGATGGTGCTGGCTCTGATACTACTGACGTAGTTGGTGAAGCAATCGTAACGATCGTTTAATTAATTTAACAACGATATTCATTAATAGTGGGTATCGTTGTTTCCTTATAAGGAGGAAAAATCATGACAACTGTACCGTTATCGGGAACAAGCATTGACTTATTCACTGGTGTTCCTATGACTAGCGACTACAATAACGTAATGTGGTTTGATAACAAAACATTACAAGATAACTACTTCAATTCAAGATCAACCGTTTTATCCATTGATAAAGCTAATTTTCAACGAATTGAAACTAGTCACATTTTACGAATTAACGCTCATATTGATAGCCTTTGGAACGCTTCATATTTACGTTTCAAAAATGCTAGTTATGGGTCAAGATGGTTTTACGCTTTCGTAACGCAACTCGAATACGTAAATCAATCAGTTACACTTGTTCACTTTCAAGTGGATGTTATGCAGACATGGATGTTTGATATAACATTTAGACAATCATTTGTCGCTCGTGAACATGCTAAATTATGGAACTCTGACGGAACACCAGTAATCAATACACTAGATGAAGGTCTTGCGTATGGTTCTGAATATGATGTTGTAAAGATAGATCAAATTAAACCTCAAAACGGTTTATACTTTCTAGTGGTTGCAACAAAAAGAAGTGTTAATGTTAAAAATGCAAATGGTGATTACATTATTAACCCTAATGTTAACGGTGTTGTTCAACCTTTGTCATATTACCTACTTCCTTTCACTCCCGATGGGAACACTCCCGATGTATATATTGGGGGTAATAAAATAACGCTAGGTAGTGTGCAAGCAACTTTACAAGAATTATATAAAAATGATGAAGCTGTTAATAATATTGCTTCATTATATATTACCGATCACATTGGTTATGACGTTGCTTATGATGGAACAAAATGTACATTAAGTTCTAGCAATTTCGCTTCATTCCCGATTGGTGATTCAACTGTTAATGTTATTAATGTTTTGGCTCTCCCTTCTTACACTTCAACTTTAAAGAGTTTAGGAGATAAATACAGTGGCTTCAAAACTGTAACAGAATCAAAACTATTAATGTACCCTTATACAGTTATTACTTTATCAGACTCAAAGGGTTCTAGTATTGATGTCAAAGCTGAATTCATTAAGAATAACAATTTAGAAATTCGTATTCGTGGCTCAATTGGAACATCTAATAAAACAGCTTACATGATGGACGATTATAACTATTCTAGTAGTCAAGGTTTATCGACTATCAGTTCTTTAGAAAATGCGATCATTAACAATGACCCTAATGACGTTCCTGTTATTACGGATATGTTAAGCGCATATTTACAAGGGAATCGAAATAGTTTAATGACTCAAAAAGCACAGATTCAATACAATCAACAAATGAACGCATTAAAAGGAAGTATTTCAACTGTTACAGGAGCAGGACAAGGTGCAATGGAAGGTGCTAGCGGTGGTCTTGCTGGTTCAATTGCTGGTGGTCTTGCTGGTGGTTTTATGAGTGGGATTAACACGATTCAACAATCCCAAAATGCACAATATCAAATAGCTTCTCTTATGTCTAAACAGGAAGACGTTAGCAACGTCCCTCCCTCCCTCTCCAAATTAGGCTCAAATATAGCCTTTGATTTCGGGAATGGGGTGCAAGGGGTGTACGTCATTAAGAGACAGATCAAGCAAGAATATATTGATAGATTGACAGATTACTTTAAAATGTATGGTTACAAGACCAATGACGTAAAAGTTCCTAATCTTCATACACGCAGGTCATGGAATTATGTGCAGACAGTTGACGCAAATATAACAGGTAATATACCAAATCAAGACATACAACAAATTAAAAATATTTTTGATAGTGGTGTCACCTTATGGCATGTAGGTGCTACATGGTGCGACTATTCACAGGATAATGGGGTGATATAAATGGCTAGAAATTACAAGAAACAAGAAAACGATCATTATAACAATAAATGGTATAACCACTATTATGATTATCTTTGTTCAATTACTTTTCAATTATTTGAGTGGGAAAACTTACCCGATAGTGTAGACCCTCGATATTTGGAAATGACGTTGCATCGATTCGGTTATGTTGGTTTCTATAAAGACCCTAAACTAGGTTACATTGCAACACAGGGGGCATGTAGTGGAACACTAGACCATTATCTATTGCCCGACAGATTCCATGCGAATAGTCCACGTTATCAAAATACATTTAAGCTGTTTAACTACAATGATATTAAAACAAAGGATATGGGTGTTGTTATTTGGAACAATGACTTCCATAAACCGACTACACCATCATTAGAGTTATTTGCTCAAGAATTAGGTGAGATTAAAAACGTTATTCGTATCAATCAAAATGCACAGAAAACTCCTGTTGTTTTAAAGGTAAATGATAGTAACCGTTTCAGTATTGAACAAATGTACCACCAGTATCAAGGGAATTCACCAGTAATCTTTACACATGAATCTCTAAATGCTGACACATTAGAAGTGTTTAAAACTGATGCACCTTATGTAGTCGATAAATTGAACACTCAAAAGAACGCAATTTGGAACGAAATTTGGACTTACTTAGGAATTAATAATGCTAACTTAGAAAAACGTGAACGCATGATTAATTCAGAAGCAGAATCAAATAACGAACAAATTGAAAACTCTGGTAACATCTTCTTAAAAGCTAGACAAGAAGCGTGTAAGAAAATTAATGATCTTTACGGTACTAACATTAGTGTTAAATTCCGTTATGAAGCTATTGAAGAATTACAAAGTAATTTTGATAACTCAAATGGTGGTGAAAAAGATGAGTAAATACACAATGCCTTTGAGATATTATATTGAAGCACAAAGTCAAGATTCTCCTACTCTATCAACTAGAGAAAAAATAGAGATTGGTAGAAAGATATTGTTTGATTTTGATTATCCAATATTTAATGAGAATTATAGAAAGACATTTGAAACTCATTTTATTCGCAAGTTTTATATGAGGGAAATAGGGTTTGAAACAGAGGGATTGTTTAAGTTCAATCTTGAAACATGGTTACTGGTGAATATGCCTTACTTTAATAAAATGTTTGAAAGTGAATTAATTGAATTTGACCCACTAACAAATACAAAAGAAACAACAACAAAGAAAAGAGATGTTTCAAGTGAATCTAATTCTTCTACAAGTGGCAACACGTCAAACAATGGGTTTAGTCGTAACATATCAAGTGATACACCCGATTCACGTTTAGCATTAACAACTAATGACGGTTCGGGTATTATCGAATATGCAAGTAACATTAGTGAAGATAAAGATACTAATTCCCAAACATCTAATGTTGATTCTAATTCATCTAATACAGGTAGTGAAAACGATGTGACAACTAAAACTGGTAAAATCGGTGCTCAAACATTCTCAAAAATGTTAGTTGAATATCGTGACACATTTGTAAGAATAGAAAATAAAATTTTCGATGAAATGAATCAACTGTTCATGTTGATCTACTAAGGAGGGGATAAAATTGGAAAAACCAGTAATAACACCATTTAAACAATTTTTAGATATTACACCAAAATGTTATGAAGATTATAGCCCAACAGCTTTTGATGATACGTTAGACTTTTTAGAAAAAGTCAATAAGATCATTAAGCGATTAAATGAACTAGGTGAGATTACTAGCGATTTAATGAACAAGTGGAATGAAGTTATGGAATGGGTCATGAATGACGGTTTAACTCAAGCTGTTATTGACCGATTAAATGAATGGTTGGCAGATGGCACGCTAGCAAACATTATTAATGTAACCATTTTTAACGATCTTAATACACGAATTGGAACATTAGAAAAATCGCTTAGTTTTGTGAATGTTAAGAAATACGGTGTTGTTGGGGATGGTGTAACAGATGATACAGCTAAAATTAATTTGGCTTTAGCTTCTGAAAAGAATTTATTCTTCCCTAGTGGCACATATAAAACAACATCACGAATTGACTTAACAAGTAATACTCACATAATCATGTCAAACAATGCAATACTTAAACGTTACCATGATGATGTTGTCATTTCAAACTGGGATACAACCTCTACTGGTTATAATGGACAATCTAATATTACAATTGAGGGTGGAATAATTGACTGTAACGCTTCACAGTTTCCCGATGTTGCAAACGGTATTAGTTTTGCTCATGGTAGTGATTTAGTAGTAAGAGATTTAACGATACTTAATACCCCTCAAGGTCATGCGTTAGAAATAACAGGTAATAAAAATGTCTTAGTTGATAATGTTCGTTTTAGAGGTTACCGAATTGATGACGCTAATGCAGATTATTATGTAGAAGCGATTCAAATTGAACCATGTTTACCCCCTCCGATTGGAGCAGATTATACTTTTGTATACAAGACTGATTTTACGGTTACAAAAAATGTTACTGTAAGAAATTGTACATTTGAAGCAAGTTCAGCATATCCAGCACACCCGTGTGGTGTAGGTGCTCATGGTGTAAAATATGATTTATTCTATGATAATATTAAAGTAATCAATAATACCTTTGATGGTCAATCTTATTGGGCTATTCGTCCTTTCAAGTTCCGTCATAGTGTTATAACTGGTAATGTTATTCGTAACAATACTGGTGGTGGTATATACGTTGTTACACCTAATGGTGGACAGTCTATTATGGATGTAAACGGTGTGACTCAAGTACCTCAAGCAATTGACAATATTATTGTTTCAGATAATGTGTTATCGGATGTAGCAGGAAAAGGAATACACGTGATCGGTGATTCTACAGCGTTCCTTACTAGAATACTAGTTGATAACAATGTGTTGAAGAATATTGGTGGCGTTGGAATACAGGTCGAGTATGTAGCTAACTCCATTGTTCGCGGTAACTCATTATATAATGTAACAGGACGTGGATTCTATTTAAACCTTATTAAAGATATGACTTTCAAAGATAATATGGTTGATAAGGTTACAGAAAATGGCTTCTTTATTAGTGGTGCGTCTACACGATTCAGAATTCAAGACAATCACATTTCAAATCTTGATTTCTATGGTTTAAATATTAGTGGAACGTGTTTTGATTTTTCAATCAAACAAAATCGAATTACAAATTTCAGTCAAGTTACTAATGGAGCGTATGACGGTATTTTAGTTTCAGACGGTGCTACTAATGTAAAAGTGATCGGAAATATTTTAAGAACTGAATCAGGTAAGAATAGACCTCGATACGGTCTTAATTGTCAACCTAATACATCAAATGTTCAAAGATATGGGAATGATTTTTCTTGTAATGCTGTAACGACTAATTTAAAAGATGATAGTACAGCACCGATCACTTCTGTTAGTGACATTTCATAGGGGGTGAGTAAGTGGAAGAAATGACAGGGCATTTAAGTATTGTTGATAAACTTAATAATGTTATTGAGTTTTTGAATGAAACTGGTGTTGAATTAAATACATTGAATGAAGCTGTAACATACCTTCAAAATGAGGGGTTAGATATAAGTGTTTTGGATAACGTCAATAAAAAGATAAATGACGGAACACTTTCAACTCTTATTAACCAAACAATTTTAGGTGATATTAATACACAAATATCAGACCTTGTTATCAATGTTAAAAAGATGGGTGCAAAAGGTGACGGTGTTAGTGATGACGTTGTTGCTTTGAAAAATGTGTTCAATCTTGCAAGGGATAACGGTAGCGTTAAAATCTACTTCCCTAAAGGCACTTATTGTATTTCTGATTACATCAATTTGTATAAAAATACGAGTGTCGAAATGCACCCTCAAGCAGTGATTAAAAGAATAGGCACTGGATACAAAATGTTTATGAACGGTGTCTATCATGACAATTCTACAACTGCTTACAACGGTAATGGTAACATACATTTTTACGGTGGTACAATTGATTTAAACCAATCTACTCTACCGCCTACACAAACATTATCATGTTTTGATTTGGGGCATGGTGAAAATATTTCATTCACGAAATTGAAAATTAAGAATGGTCAAATTGGTCATTATTTTCAAGTCTCATCATGTAAGAATGTAAGGTTTAAAGATTGTTGGTTTGGTGACGTTGTTTATAGCGATACATCATCAGCAAACTATGAACTAATCCAAATTGAGGAAGCTACTGCAACATCTTTTCCTACTTTTGGTGGTTACGATATGACACCATCTAGAGACATCTATATTGAAGATTGTATCTTTGAAAATGTTATACGTGCAATTGGAACACATAGCACCACCTATAATGTGTATGCTGAAAATATTAATATTACTGGTTGTGTTTTCAAAAATTCTTTTGACAGTCCTCTTTGTCTTTTTCAATACAAAAATGTTACTGTAAAAGATAACTATATAAATGGTTGTCAATACGGGATCAATACAAACATGTTAATGGATAGTGTTATTACTGGAAACACTGTCTTAAATGCACAAAAGAGTGGAATCAATATGAATGGTTCAAACGGTAATAAAATTAGTAAGAACGTATTAAAAGAAACGTGTTTGAGTACGCTTGCAACATATTCAGCAATACGTGTTGCAACGTCAAATGACAACACATTTGATGATGATACAGTTTATTCAGTAGTTCCTAACTATAGTAACGCATGGTTTAGTAGTGGCGGTTGTACAGGAAATAGAATTATTTCACACAAGTATACAACTGGAAAAACAAACCGTATAAACGGTGCAGATTCAACCGAAATTATGGCTTATCAATTAGGCAGTGGACAGGACGTTTTATTTGACGGTGACATAGCTTCAATAACGACACCTGTTACATTACCACATGACATACGAAATTATAACTTTATAATTGTCATGGCAAATAATAACGGTGGGTCTGCTTCAATGGTTAGTACAATCATACCTAAACAAGCAATACTTTTAGGAACAACAATTCGTTATCGTATTGTTACGGGAGATAGTTCATCGTCAGTCCAAATTGATTTCAGTTTTCCGACACAAACTAGTATTCAAGCAGACTCCATATTAGGTGGCGGACACATAAGAAAAGTAATTGGTGTATTGTAATGACACAAAATTCTATACACCCAATGAAGTACATGAATATCTCACAAGGTTCAAAATTAACGGAGGTGAAAACATGGAACAACTAAACGACACAATGACCTATTATGAAACACTCAAAAAAGTTGTAGACTATTTGAATGACACAAACGGTCAAGTTAGTGATCTGACTGACTCCTTAACTTATCTTCAAGATGAGGGTTTGGATTTGAGTGTTTTAGATAACTTTAACACGAAGTTGAATGACGGAACAATTGGTAATTTAATTAACAACACATTGTTAAACAGTAAAGTCAATCAGAGTGATATTGGAAATTTAGCGAATTTAACAACCTCTAATAAAACGAATTTGGTTAATGCGATCAATAGTAATGTGTCGCTCTTGGCAGAAAGTACGCAACTAAAAGGTACTACACAATCCATTATCTTCAATACAGATGGAACAGTCCAAAAAGTGCAGCATAAAGATCCTAGCAATAACATCTTAAGAGAAGATGTATTCACTTACGCACCTAATTTAATTACCGAAGTTCGAACGTTAAGTGTCGGTGGTACATTAACATTTAAGTATCATTTAGATACATTAGAAACGGAGGTAATATAGATGGATGCTCCTGTATATAAAAAGCTAACCGATATAGATAAACATTTTGAAAACCCATTCTCTAGTAAAGAGGGACAGTTACCTGTTTCATTAACTGAAAACTTTTGGTCAAGGCTATCAAGAGAAGGCAGACCATGGAATAATTCTTTATCAGGTAGTAATGTAACGAACACGATGGCTTTCTTTGGTGTAACTGTTCCGAGTGCTGGGTGTAGAGTTTATGTGTCAACGGTGATGTTTTCATGTGATAAAGATGCTGTTTTTAATATTGTTGCAAGACATAATATAACTGGCTCAGGTACTACATTACTAACTCATATTGTATTTGTTAAAGCGGGAAATCCCGTTGTAATGAAGTTTGATGGTGATTTAATTATAGAAGATGGCGGAGATTTTAAAATAGGTTGTCAAACGACTGTTACTAGCGAAACGGGAAAATTATATGCTAGCTATTCGGGAATTGAGGTGGCTGCAAATGATTAATGGTATGTTGTATCTAACAATAGGCGACAGTACCACATGGACAGTCGGAACAGGTGATGGATTATACACACATTTAGTTTATAAATATATTTGTGATAACTACAAGCAAATCAAATTCATAAACAAGGGTATTGGCGGAAGTAATAGCAGTAACTTAGTTACAAATATAAATTGGCTAGGAAAATTCGAACCTGACATTTTAACTATTGGTATTGGTATGAACGATGCTAACGGTGGTGGAAGTGATGTAACTACTTACAAAGCTAATTTAACTTATATGATTAATAATTATCGTAAGAAAAACCCTAATGTATTTATTATCTTGTGTACTCCTAACACAATTGATGTTACACAAGGTGGTAGATCAAATATAGCTTTATTTAGAACTGCTATGCAAGAAGTAGGGGCTTCTATGAATTGCCAAGTGGCACGTTTTGAAAATGCTTGGTCAACAGGTCAAGTAGCAACTTATACACAAGATGGCGTTCACCCTAACGATTCAGGTCATTCACTACTTTTCAATACTCAAATTAAACCAATCCTAGATACTTGGATTGCAACTAAGCCTTAATGTTGCGCACTTGGAGACTATAACGACACAACAAAATGAGGTGATCTACATGTATATCAGTGCAAATGGTGTAGACTTTATAACGTCCTTTGAGGGTTTATCCCTCAAGGCTTATAAAGCACTACCAACAGAAAAATATTGGACTATCGGTTACGGACATTATGGTGCTGACGTTTCCCCTAATGATGTGATAACCGAACAACAAGCAAAAGATTTATTTGCTCATGACATTGGTAGTTATTGTCGGGCTGTAGATAATACAATTACTGTTGATTGCACACAAGCACAATTCGATATGATGACAAGTTTATGTTATAACATCGGTACTGGTGGTTTCAGAGGTTCGAGTGTTGCGTCATATTTAAATCAAGGTAAAGTGCAAGCAAGTGCTGACGCTTTCCTTAAATGGGTAAAAAGTGGCGGTGCTGTCATAAGTGGATTGGTACGAAGAAGAAATGCAGAAAGAGTGATCTTTCTAAATGGTTATAGTGGTGGAGATTCAACCCCTATTACCCCACCGTCAGAAGAACCACCCGACGTAACACCAGATAAAGATGATAAAACAATTATTAAAGATGATACAGAGATTTTAACGGTTAAGTTATTGCTTTCTAATACATTAAATGGTTGGTATAGATAACCAAGGAGGAAAGAAAAATGGAAGACACTATCGTTAAATTAATAGGACAAGTTGGTTTCCCTATTTTTACTGCTGTGTATCTTATGACAAGAATGGAAACACAAATGAAGAAAATGAACGATCTATTAACAGTACTTACAGAAAGGTTGGGAATTGAAAATGAAAACAAGTCAAAAGGGAATTGATTTAATTAAACAGTATGAAGGGCTTTCTTTAAAACCTTACCGAGTTCATAGTGGTGAAAAATTCCTAACAATAGGTTATGGGCATTACGGTGAAGATGTTACCAAAGATATGAGATTGACAAAAGTTCAAGCAGAAGATTTACTTAAAAAAGACCTAGTAAAATATGAAACATATGTTAATAATTTTGTAAAGGTTGCGATCAACCAAAATCAATTTGACGCTCTTGTATCTTTCGTCTATAATTTGGGCGGTGGAGCATTACAAAAAAGTACGTTGTTAAAATGTATCAATGATAAGGATTTTGTAGGAGCTTCAAAAGAGTTCTTAAAATGGACTAAAGTGACTTTAGCAGACGGTACAAAACAGGATATGCAAGGACTTGTAAAAAGACGTGCTTCTGAATGTGCTTTATTCTTAAAACCTGTTGATGTTGTAGTACAACAAACTAAAAATTATCGTGTTGCTTACGGTGATACGTTAACAGAAATTGCTACTAAATACAAAACTAATACAAAAGAATTAATGAAATTAAACCCTAGTATTAAAAACGCAAGTCTAATCTATACTAATCAAATTATAAAAGTACCTATTAAATAAGGGAGGAAATGAAGATGGATAAGTCGCTATATTATGACCCTCAAAAACTATTATCATACAATCGAATTCTAAACATGGTTATTGGGGCAAGGGGTATTGGTAAGTCTTACGGTTGGAAAAAGTACCCAATCCAACGCTTCCTTAAACATGGTGAACAAATGATATACTTAAGACGCTATAAAGGTGAGTTGAAAAAGATTACCAATTACTTCAATGATATAGCGTCCGAATTTCCAGACCATGAATTCAAAGTTAAAGGTAGACAAATGTTTATTGATGGAAAACTGTTTGGGTGGGCTATTCCATTAAGTGCATGGCAATCTGAAAAATCAAACGCATATCCGAATGTAACAACGATCATATTTGATGAATTTATTCGTGAGAAAGATAAAAGCGGATATTTACCGAATGAAGTTGGAGCATTGTTGAACTTAATGGATACAGTTTTTAGAACTAGAGATAATGTAAGATGTGTATGTCTTTCTAACTCGGTTTCCGTTGTAAACCCATATTTCTTATACTTCAACATTGCACCCGATATTAATAAAAGATTTAACGCTAATGATAACATTGTAATTGAAATACCCGAGTCAAGAGATTTTGCAGAAGAAAGACGTAAAACTAAATTTGGACGTTTGATAGATGGAACGGAATACGGTGACATGTCACTTGACAATGAGTTCACTGGTGATAGTTCGATATTCATTGAAAGACGTTCAAAAGAATCAAAATTTGTTTTCTCAGTTGTTTACAATGGTTTAACAATGGGTGTATGGATTGATGTTAATAGAGGGTTAATGTATTTATCTCCCGAACATGACCCAACTAGTAAGAATGTATTTGCTCTAACAACTGATGATCTAAACGAATCAACAATGTTAATGTTGCAATGGAAAAATAATTATTATCTTAAAAAGTTGGTTAGTTCGTTTATGAATGGGATACTTAGGTTTGATAATCAAGTATATAGAAATATTGGTTATGAAATGTTTAAGAAAATGAGAGTACAATAATAAAAAAGAACCCTATCGTTTTGATAGGGTTTTTCTGTTCTCTTCATCTCTCTTTATTCTCTCTAATGCTTCCTGTCTTCTTTGTTCAATTGCTTGTTGGTTGCTCGGTGCTTTCTTGTTCGCCACTGATAACCTCTCCTTTAATTGTTAGTATTTGATATGACAGATTGTGTATTTTAATTGGTGGATTTTTTGGTTTCAAACTAGTATCTAATTTCTTTCTGACGTTCTCCACCCCTCCCCCATTGGGTTTTCTACCTAGCCATAATTCCCAATCTTCTAGTAAATTCCAAGAAGGGAGAGGGACTGACGTATTTACGTCTTTTTGGAATTCTTCTAAAATTCTTAGACCTTCTGACGTGTGACCCATGACGTATAATGCCAATCTCATAATTTGGTTACGATCAAGGTTGGTAGCGTGGAATATTTCATCCACATAATTTTTGTATTGAATGTCATATCTCACTGTTGGACGGTAATTCATGCTATTGTTATTTGTCATTTTCAATTCCTCCTAATGGTTTATACTAGAGTATATGTCAAGGTGACGTACATTAGAACCGTCTATTTTTAAGAAATAAAAAAGCTTACTTTATGTAAGCCAGTGATTTAAGCATTAATTCATTGTATTGGTTGTAGTCGATTAGTTGGTTTCTGTATAACCAATCTAATGTATATTGTAAGGATTCTTTTGTTAATTTGCCTTTTGTATCATTTAATAGTTCGCTTATTTCCATTAATTCATTTGTTTTTTGATCTATCGTATATTCAATAGAACGAAGACGTTTTTTCGTTTTATCATATTTGTTTTCGCTTGGATAAAAAACAATTGTGAAGATTAGGGATAAGAATACTATAAATACTAATACGTATAACATTTGTGTTGAAGCTAACATTTCTTAAAACTCCTTTACATAATCATCATTGTATTGGTCTTCTACATTTTCGTAATTGTCTGATTCAGCACCTTTTATTTTTGCATGTTTGATGAATTCGGTTACTTCCATTTCATATACTTGACTGTATGTGTAGTGTTCATATATACTAGCGTTTGAACCATGTTCCTTTTGAACTAGTTTGATACATTTTTCTTCTGATACAGATCCTAGTAATTGAAGCTCGGGAAGGGTTACGACTTGAGGTGTTCCGTTTATTAATTCTATTTTTGCGATTTGACAGACTGTGAAAGTTACTTCTTTTGTTAGGTATTTACGCATGATCTAATTCCTCCTTGATGTTTTGTATTTCGTATTGGTCTTCTTGATCTAAATCATTTGTTACTATACAATCTTCTATTTTTGAATGTAATCTTCGGGCGAAATTGAAATCATTTTTACCAATAGATGTTTCCATTCTTGAGTAAGTGTACATTTCTAAGTGAATTAATTCAGCTTCTGTTAATTTTAAAGTGTAAGTTTTCATTTTGTTGTATTCCTCCTATTATCATTATATTCAAGTTAGTTAAATTTTATACATTGTTCTTGAGAAATGTGATGGATTTGATTAAGTTTTGATTGAGTGATTTTTGTGTTGATTGTGTAGATCAGCGTGATTGTGAAACAGATGAAGATTACTGATGATAGAATTGCTGTTCCTATTTTCATTGGTTTGTTCCTCCTATTTTCCCATTGTATTCTGTTCCAATTGATTTAGAGATGTATTTCCATTTGATTCCTTTTCGTTTTAGTTTACCGTATAGTCCTTCGCCTAGGTGGATGTGGTGGATTGGATTCATTTTCTAACCTCCTTGTAAACGTCATGTGCTTTGTTTAGTATTATGAATAGATCATCTTTCTTGAATTTCTTTGGTAGATCGTAAGTGAATTCTTTACCGTTTTCTTCTATTAAAGATTTAACATGTTCGATTCTGTCGATTAAGTGTTGTTTGGTTGCCATCTTAATTCCTCCTTTAATTAACTCTATAATTTATTATACTATAGTATATGTGATAATGCAACACTTTAGAACGTTAATAATGAAACAAATTTATATTTATTTATTGAAACAATGTAGAATGATGTTGAAG